CTATGTAATATGTATTAATATATTTTTTATTATTATTACGCTAATATTAATTATTATTATTATTACGCTAATATTAATAAAAATATAATTTATGATTGATAATAACTACTGTTTATATTGCATCTCCCGAACCTGCTTCTGAAATATTTTTACACAATGACTCACCTGGATAAACCGAATCTCCATCTTTAATACATTGTGATAAATAATTTACACAATTATCAGCATTTAATTGGTCTTTTTTATTTGCCGGTATAGGTTCAACTTTTGCCGAAGAGGAGAAACTCTTATTTGGTGTAGTTGAACACATATCATTCTTTTTAGCAGTATCTAACAATTGAAAACAAATATCCGTCATTGTTTTACACGTCAACATTTTTTCTGTTTCAATATTTATATTGTCAGGAATTAATATCTTAATTTTTTGGTTAGCACACTTTGGTGGGATTTTCGGTATAATGGGTTTCTTTTCTTTTTTCGTTTTCTTCTTTTTCTTCGTATCATCATCACCATCATCTTCATCATCCTTTTTCTTTTTTTTTCCAAGTAAACCACCTGATTTTTTATCATCATCATCCTTATCATCGTCTTCACCGTCTTTATCACTCTTCGTCTTTTTGTTTTTTTTTTTGTCTTTTTTTGCGTCGCCTTTGTCTTCTACATCCTCAAAATATTCGTTGATTTTATTACTATATGGAATAACTAACATTGTTCCAAGAGCTATTGCATAAACATTTACATATTTATCGTATATAAATTGTAATATAATTATTCCAATTACCATTATTATTTTGATTGTGAAGTGGTGTGCAATAGTATACCTTGATATAAAACCAGCGTATAATCCAAAAATAAATATTAGGATAAGAATAGATACATCTAACATATTTACTATGTATATCATAGATGTATTATTTTTTATAAATAATTATAAATCGAAATTTGCGTAATGGGATTCAAAATGTTCAGATCCTTTTGGAACAGCAGGTGCGGCTGCTGATTTGGCTGCGGGTATTGGTTCGTGTTTGCAAAATTCATTTTGAAGTTCAACTCGATCTTCGAGTGGTAATGCCATGACACAATCTAAACATTCTTTACGCGTACGCGTACGAGTAGTTTTTTCTGAAACACTTTCGCTGGAATCAGTTGTCACAACTGGTTTGGGTGCATCATTACTACTAACTTTTTTAGTAGTGGTTGGAACTGTTTTAGTTTTATCAGATTGGTCGTTGACGACATCACGCATTTGATTCATTAGTTCGAAATGTTCCATACCCAAATTGCGAAATGATTCATTCATTTTAACATTATTTAACACAGTCAGTGTTAGTAAAAACATAACAGCAACGATTAAAGCAACGCCAATGCTTCCATCGATTTGACGTGTAGCAATAAAAGCAATTAAGAAAATAAACAACAATTTACCGACGACAGTATCAAAGAAATGTAATACGGAATTTGGGAGAGCAGGAGCAAGAAAACCTGCGTATAAACCAAAAAATAAGAATAAAGCTCCTTTAAAATAATTGTTTTTTAAAACAGGACCAACATAACTATCCACGACAGCACTCATTTCACCAATTTTTGATGTTACATTAGAAGCAACGTTTTCAGCCATACTAATTGAACGATTATATTCTAATCAAATATAATATTTTTTGTCTATTTTAAAATAATGCAATATTAACAATTAAATAAATAAAAATAGGTATTATAATTCCAATAATATAATACATTAATACCTGTCTATCACGATTTAATTTGTGTGTTATATTTGAAAAGTATATAATTAAAACAATAGCTAAATAAATGACAGCAGATACGATAAGCGACTTGTTTATTTGTATCATAATTCATATATATTTTAATTAAAGATTTTATGTATGCGACTAACACTGTACCTTATTTTATCTTTTAATTATATACGTGTACATATGGAACTATATAAACTATTATCAATTGCAAAAGATGACCTTCCTAAAAAATTCACATTACTTTCTGGAAAAATAATCGAAGGGAAAATGGAATCCATAGAATTCGATAATAAACAACGAGTAATGAAAATGAATATTCGTACAAAAGGTAATGAAACAACATATATGGAAACTGTTAAATTACCCATATACGTTTCATTAGAGCACATTTTAGAAGTATGCTCACGTGAAATCGTAAAACAACAAATGTCATTTTCATCTGAAATTCAATATTCATCAATGACTGAATCTAAAACCGGATTAGAAAAAACAACACATTTGATACAAATATACACAAATATATCAAAAATTGTGTCTCAAATACGCGATTTATCCCAACGAGATAATCGCTTACAAATGGATAATATATTACGTTTAGAAACACAATTACAACGTCGTTCTAAGAACGAATATAAAGCGATTCTATCACAGCTTGATGTAGATGAAGATACTCGAAAAGTAAGAATACATCAATATCTTAAAACACAACAAGCACTTTTAAATTCGACACATCAAATGGAAATGCCCGGTTCACGTGTTAGATATAATGGAACAGACGATTATTATTTTGTATCAAATACACCTGACCATAAAATAGTTCGTATTACATCAATAAATGACGAAGAATTAACTGTTCCTAAAAATGAAATTACAATATTGCCATCTATTCAAAATATGATATTTGAACATAAACATTCGTCCATACATAAACAATATTTATTACGTGATGTATTGGATAAAATAAGCAGTCAAGATGAACGTATTGTGTTATTGCGTATTATGGAATTGGACGATTCAAGTATAAATTCAATTGACCAACGCATACTACCTAATGTAGCACTAAAAGAACCATTAAATCAATTTATTACATCAATTGCTAATCCATTATATGATGAAGCATCGTCCAATTTAATTATACCCGACCGATTATCCATATTAAATAGCACAGAACCATTTAAAGTACATCATTTTACATTTGCAAGTATTGCTCATTATACACTTGCGTGTAAATTTTATAATCGACGTGATGTCAATCATATTCTGTACAATGATTATAATAATATTTTTAAACGTTTCACTCGTGAATATTCTCAACAACACGGAGGAGTAGGCAGTTTTTATAATTTGCCTATACATATTATCAATACTGAATTACGTAGTATAACATATGTAGCACATTCCACACAAAAATGGTATACCGATTCTATTTCGAATAATACACCATCACTTGTATCAATGTATACACGTAAAGCATACTATCATAAAATAATAAATAATTCTAATCTTAAGAGTTTATTATTATCTACTAATAATGAAAAATTAATATCACACGATTCAAGTTTTGCAGATGAACTAATGGAAGTTAGATACTTTATTAAACACGGTATTGAACCAACATATAAGGATTTTAATATTGATTCGCATATAGAAGAAGAATCGAGTATATTAAGTCGCTATGCAAAACAAACATTTTTGATTCATAAAATTAACACAGAACTAAAATCTAAATCATCATTACTAAATGCTGAAAAAGGTAATTTAGAACCTATTGTTCAAATGGTATTACATACGTTTATTGGCCAACGAATATTTGAAATCATACGAGAATTTCATGAGACACATACATCATTCAATGATATTATAAAACAATTTCCCATATTAAATGAATATCGTATGTTGACTGAATTAATTTATGATGTCGTTGTCATGAATGAAAAACAATTACATCAACATAAGCAACAAGAACAAGTCGAACAACCTATGCAACAACATATTCAATTTAAAAATATATACCCTAAACCATTTCAAACAATTTATGATGTTGTTGAACATCAAATATCATATCAAAATAAGGGATATATAACTCCTAATAAATCAACTGAAATAGAAAAATTGGTTTTACAAGCTGTTCGCCAATTAAATATTACATCAACACCACTACCAATACAAATAATATGTAAGATTATTTCGCGATTATTAGGCGCAAATATACTGTTTTTAGATGGAACATCTATTTTATATAACGATATGGTAGCTGAATTTCCAAATATGGGAGAAATAATAAAACATCCACAAATAATATTGTCAATTGGTATTAGTCCAGATAAAATCCCGAAATATACATCGATTTTACCCAATCCAACGAAATTGACAGATAATATAAAAATATTATTACTTGATAATTTAAATAATCAATTATATGAAAATATAGAAACAGATAATGGTAGTGAGCAAATATTATTAGGTGTGTGGGATGAACAATCATCAACAATTATTTCAACAGATGAATCACAATCACAATCATCAAGTGATAGTCGTTCCATTATTATTGACGAATTATTATTTTCAAAATTGCAATGGATTGATGGAAAAAACTATTATTTTTATAAAAATACAATTGTATGTCAGCACTAAATATAATTATTGTATGTCAGCACTAAAATATAATTCGATATTATGAACATAGAATTATAGTTTGGTAAGATATCTGTTTATTGTTAGGGTATACATAATGAAACACTGTAATCGTTGCTATGGAATTATTGTGGGGGTTTTGTCCCCCAGAAATTAGCTGGATACACATTTTTATCAGGAAATGCCGATTCTCTTAATATTTGTTCTTGTGTACGAATCTCTAATTGATCGCGTCCACTATAAAAATTAGGTCCATAACGTGGCCATGTAAGCGGTGGAGGTCCATAGGATAAAGCCCGAAAGGGTATTCCATCACCCAATTCGATTTTATGAACGTCGTTATCGGTTCCATCACACACTTTGATATTTACGTGTGGTTTGACATATATGGTGCCTAATCCAACATAATACGCATTGGGGAATTGAACACGAAAACTAAATTCACCATTTTTTGTACGAACAGAACCTTTATTTGGGGTATTTTCATATGCCATAATAGGACTTGAATAGGGTAAGCCACTTCCTGCATAACTGGTAGTGTATGTAGGAGGATTCGCAGCCCAATATGTTATTAATGTATCAGCAGTATTAGGAACTTTACCCCGAACTAAATATTCACCATTTCCCATATTATCAACAACACCCACGCATTTTAAATTTGTTTGTAAATATTTATCCATATTTTTATAATATATAATGGTATAAGATTTTATCATACACAATTAATTATTTGATAGTTAAATTAAATTATAGTATAAAATAAAATAGAGTTAATTTATGGTGTCGCAACTGGAACACTTGATAGACCTGCACCTCGCAAGGATATTTTTTTATTAAAATTAAATGCACCAAATAATTTTGAAAATAAACCATATTTCCAGCATACTACAATAATAATTAATATAAATACCCCTAAAACGGTTCCTATCGCACCCGTTACTTTTGATGAACTTTTTTGAACATCTTCCATCTCTTTTGACATCATAAGCTTACATTGTTCTCGAAATGTTTCATCGGTTATACATCTTACATTAAGTATCTTATTCACGTTATTGGACGCTGAACCATTTTTATTATAAAATATATCTCGTGAATTTGTGTTTTGAATTTTGCGTGAATTGATACCGGTTACACGATAAATATTATCATAACTTTGTTGTGTTAATGTGCTAAGTTCATCCATAATAATCCATCGAACACCTTCAGCACACGGTTTTTTAACAGTAGAACCCATATATGTATAGAACGCCTTTTTCTCAGGTAATGTGTTAAAAATATTCCAATTATCGTGCATATTAATCGTTTTATCTTGTGAAAACGCTTGTTTTGTAGCAGGTATTCCAAATGTCCAACTATTAAAAAATTCATTACTTACATTCACGGATGATGATACTTCAAATAAAACCGACAAAGCGATAATTTTATTTGTTTCCGGACTTTTATGAAATAACATCATTTCCATTTCACCCATTTTTGAATCAATTTTATGCGAGCTTGGACACGTAAATGCTATTCTTTCCAATTCATAAATTTCACCATTAAAATTAATATGACTTCCGGGGTCATATGTTAATAACAAATCGTTTCCATCACGTGTAATATTACATCTACTTGAACGATAATAGAATAATAGACTACATGTATCCATACAAGATTTAGCATTTTCACTTCTAATATGTATTGGACTTTGTTTTTGTCCAGAAGAACACAAATCTGACATATTCAATATATATTGAATATATATTATTTATTTTATGTTTTATAACATTTTCAACCGACACTATATCATCTAATCAAATAAATGCTGTAATGATTTACTGAATGGAACCGTTGAAATTGAATTATTACATACGTTTCTTCCAAATACGAACGTTATATAACTAAAATTATTACCATATTCATATTTTTTACGTCCAAGATACAGAATAAAACCGATGATTATTAAAATAGCAATTATGATTAAAATTGAATTATTGATGAATACAATTGTATCAATTTTCTTAAGCGTTTCTTGAATATTTTCTTTTCGATCAATTGACTCACGATATTCTACTTTTTTTAGAATAAGTAAATAGGTAGCACCCAATAAAACAATAATAGGAATAAAAAATTGCGATTCGGTTTTACTAATTAAAATAAATATAGCATACATTAGTGCTGATTTTGACAAAATATTGTTTAACTTTTTATCGGGTATGGGAACTAACAGAACTACAAAGAATATCATTGCTAAAAATCCAATAAAATGTTTCATATAAATATTATTTTCAATAATATCTACGACTGAACATGGAAAAATGCGCAATATTTCTCCTGCTGATACGAGTAAAATAAAAATAAATATAGAATACAATGGAAAAATATCATTTATACTTTTGTGCGTTGTGTGTTGTTTTTCGGTGGAATGATTCATCAATGGTTTCGTATATATGTTTTGCTAAGATATTATTTAATTAAATTAAATAATCTTATTTGATTGACGTTTTTAAATGCGTGTGGTATAAGATATGACGATGTCATCGAATTATGGGTATGTTTTGGATTAGATGTTGTTAGATATACACCAACTTGGACTCCAAACAATGTATTTTTAACAAAAGCGACAGGAATTGTTATGATTTCACGAGAAGGTGAAGGTTTAGTAGATGGCTTATTTACATATGCATACGTGAATATCCCTATTACAAAATGCCATTTCTGGATAGCTGGATAGTACGACAATAAAAGATATGGTGTTTATCAAAAAAAGCTATTCAAATGTAAGGGTTAAACACGTAAATAAATATAATTGGTAATAGTGAATTACAAATTGCATTAGACAAACGCAGAACATTTTACAATGAATGAGTAAAACACATGACAAATTTTCATTACTACATTGAAGAATCAAGCACAAAAGTTCGAAATGCTATAATACGTTAATTGTCGTATAATAGAAGATATTTATGCCAAGTATATAACACCTATAATTTCAGAGCAATTGGCGATTGTTGTATCGAAATAGACTGATAGCCAGAAAGAGAATTTCCAAAATAAAATTTAAACTACAAAAAATTATACTGATGTGGTTAAATATCTAAATGATATTGTCTTACAAATAATGAAATGAAACTGTAAATAATCAATAATCATCGAAATTCGTATGAATGATACATTCTAAAGGAATAAGTTGTTTGGGTATTACCTTTTTATCTGGAGAAGACACCGATACAGGACGTGTTTTAACAACGGGTAGTGTATTTGCCACTCGATGCGTTTCAACCTCATTCCAAAATTCCGTCAAAATCGGCAATGAGATACGGAACCATTCCGTATCACGCAATACCGTGAAACACGAATATTGATTACATTTCCAGTATATTTCACCTATATAATAGGGGTCAATACCCGTATCCTCGCAAATAAGACTACTTTTTGTTGAAACGAGTAGTTCCTGTATTTCAAGACGTGTTGTATATAGCCATTCATCCAATTCTATGTTATTTATACCTATTGAACTATACCGATAGTTCCTCTTTCCAGAAGTATCGATATAATATAGTATAACCCCCTTATATTTTTCATCCACATCATCACGATAGAAATCACTACATTCATATTCTTTAAAGCTGCATTCTACGAATTTACACGCCGATAGCTGACATACTTCCATCTGCATTTGGGTTTGAACCCAATATTCCGGTTTAGGCATACCTAGAATCTCACGTGTCAAGGGACATTTTATTTCCACGAGACAACCATCTTCGTCAATTCCATCGGGACTTGCTGCCAAAAACGAATATTTTTCGTGTTCGATGCTTTCAAATTCGTCGTATATTTTCTTACCCGTTTTGAGTTCCTGAATTCGAACCGCAATACGTTCATATAAATTTCCGTGATCCATAGCATTTGCGGTAGTATTATGTGATTGGTCATTGAAACTAACAACTTTTCCCAACATAAGTCGATTGTGGGATTTCGTAAAAACTTGTTGTGCTTCACTGGCATTAATATGATCGTGGCGAAATGATAGCCATTGTTGTGATTTTTGCGCTTTATTTTTAGGAACTGCCAATAATTTCTCGAGTTGAATTCGGTCATTTGATATGATAGCACGATTGATACGTAATTGAAATCGGCCATTATTTAATTTAGGAATCTCAGCACATACAATTTGGTCAATACAATACGGATGATAACTGGCTTTTTTATATACATTCGATAAAAGCTCAATAAGATATTCCCGCCATTCTACTATAGTTAGTTCAACTGAATCTTTCAATCCAGCGATTGCGTCTATAATATCTAAATCCATTTATTGCCGAAACGAACTATGATAATATACAAGATAATAATATTGTTTCAATATTTTTTATACTTGTGCTTATTTCAGCATATAATCACGCAAAAAAATTGATAAATATAAGAATAACAGCCGATACTATAATAACAAACATAGCAAATAATTCAAATGGGTGTTCCCTATTATTTTAAATATTTGGTAGAAAATGTGGGAAATTGTGTTATAAAGCGTATTGACAATAAACCTACTATTTTATACCTGGATTTCAATGGTATTGTATATGAAGCAAAGACAAATATCATGAAAACATTACCAGAAACAACCCCGAAAATTATGATTGAATATCATATTATAACTGAAGTTGTCAAATTAATGGAGAAGGTCATTGATTCGATTGGAATTCACACGGTTATGATGGTATATATTGCCATTGACGGTGTTGCACCCATGGCAAAAATGGTTCAACAGCGTCAGCGAAGATTTAAATCCGTTTTCGAATCACAATTGCTCGCCGATATTGCGAAAACGGAAAATGTCGAAAAACACTGTCCCGTATGGGATACTAATGCTATTACACCTGGAACGAAATTCATGCAGCGTCTAACGGATCATTTGAAAGCATATATTGATAGTTGTTTACCGTGTATTTCTAACAAGGTATCCTTTGTATTGAGTAGTAGTGATGAACCAGGTGAAGGAGAGCATAAATTACTTACGCATTTGGAAAAACACCGAGAAGAACATATCGAATATCAAAAGGTGGTATATGGTCTCGATGCTGATTTAATTATATTGACATTGTTGCGTAATTTTAAACATACATATCTATATCGAGAATCAACTTATTTCCCATTTGAATTAGGCGGTCCACAGAAAGGACGCGGTGCTGGACAACTGAATGTCGTTAGTTATTTGTATATGGATGTATCCATACTTCGTTCCGCTATTTTAGCCGAATTTTATAAAGAACCTATGGATAAAGCACGATTGCTTGTTGATTATATATGTCTAACCTATTTCGTTGGAAATGATTTTCTACCCAATCTATTTATCCTTAAAATTCAAAATGGTGGATTTGAATTACTTGCCGATTTATATAAAAACGGATATGACAGATTTCACAGACATCTCGTTTCACCTGGACCTGATTATAAAATTGATGCGGCATTTTTGCGATACATTTTAGTAGGTCTTTTGAAAAAAGAGGATGGTATGATGAAAGAGTATGCGCATGATCACGCAAGATATAAACCATACTTGAATCCAAAACTATCAAATTATGAATTAAAATGTGCAATGGTTCATCATTATCCACATAGTGTATGTGAAGTGGATACCATTCAATTGGGTCAGGTGGGATGGCACGAACGATTTTACGAATATTGGCTGGATGGAAAAGTCGATACATTTATGATTCGCGGGATGGTCGATAAATATATGGAAGGGCTTAGCTGGATTTTGAAATATTATTGCGTTGGTTGCCCTGATTGGCGGTGGTATTATCCTTACCCGGTAGCACCTACAATTCGCGACTTTTTAGCAATGATGCCAATGAATGTGGATTCAATTTATACTCAATTCGATGTGTCCAACGCGGTCATCGCTGATATTCGCGTAGCTAATTTATTTCAATTGCTAACTATTTTACCGAAGAATAGTAATAAAGTTATGCCAAAAGAGTGGCGTTCGATTATGAATCTACCACAATTATTGTATTTATATCCCACGCAATTTCTGATTAAAACGCTTTATCGACGATTTTATCATGAATGCTACCCTGTCTTGCCAAAATTGGATGTGCGACTTTATTCATTTGTTGAGAAATGTGTTAAAAAAATATGTGTATAATATACGTATATTATACGATAATTATATATGACACAATTGTTCAAAAAAAATCCATCCATAGATATTTTAAATAAGGTTTTAGGAACAATTGGTATATATGAATTTAAAGAAGAATTTTGTTTTAAAAAAAGTGATTTAATTTCACTTACTACGGTGTCAAAAATGAATGAAATTATACCCGAATTAACGGAATATTACTATCCGTGTAAGGCGAAATTATATTTAACGAATATAGATACAACGAAATGTATAACTATTATACGCCAATTTTTAAGATATTTTGATTATTCATTAGTAGGGAAAGAGAAATATAGTTGCGGTGAGAAGTTCATTATATATACGTTGGTATCTGAACATACGATGAAAATTAAAAAAAATACAATTATCGAATTTACACAATAATATCTCCACTTCAACATATTTTTATTATTGTATCACTTTTCACCTTAGATAACACAATTAATGTCGATAATTATTATTTAGTGTATCTAGAACATATATTATTATAATTGTATATATAATATATGTTCTATCAGTGTATTGTTATCATTATTCTAATTTTTATACTATACTATCTATTTTTTAGATTTAGATTGCGCATATTATCTAAAAAGGACGCAGAACATATTTTACAACGAAATGCCGATTCATTTTATGAGACACTAACAGAAATGGATTTAAAAATGCGGGGTGTATCCAGTATAGAAGAATATCGTCGTAATATTATGAATTGTTGTTTAGAACCAACGATAGGGAATCGGTTTCGAATAACATGGATTATTATGTGTGCATGTTTTACATTATGTTATACACATCCCATTCAAAATGAATGGTTTGATTCAATCAAATGTGCTTTGGATATTCCGTGGAATATTGGCATTATTGATGATACAAACCGATATGAAGCTGGATTATCACATACGCGTGGAGATATAATATTTATTACAAGAGAAACATTATATGAGCCGAATATCATAACAACAATGATACATGAAAAAATACATACATATCAAAAAACATATCCTTCTTCAATTCAAAATTATATTCGTATTTTTAACTTTACGCCGAAAATAACTTTGCGTGAAAATGTCGCGCGAAATGGTGAATACGTTCGTGCGAATCCGGATACGAATGAATGGATCTATACAGATGAAAATAATCGTACATTAAAGGCTGTGTATTCACCTAATGCTAAAATAATACGACACGTTCAGTATACACCATGTAATTCACAATATTGTGAGCATCCATATGAACGTATGGTGTATGATATACTTGATTTGATGAAAATGTAAGCGTGGACAGAAATTATTAAATTATACACAAGTCGATGTAAGAGTTAGCTATTATAGATTATAAATAATTATCTAGTTATTTACAGTCGATCTATAGAATTTAATATTTACAATAGCTTTTGACCTCATATATGTCTGAATTATAATATTCGTTTATTAATGATTTCAATTCGAATCGTTTATCATTTGTGCTATATACCAGTCGCGCTAATTCAATGAATTCAATATCAAATAATGATTGTGATTCTTTATTACGAATATTATTTTCTATTTCCCATAATTTCTCATTAACAGATTTAAGTTCGTTTAATTTATCAACGGAAATATTATATTGGTCAATGAATGGTTTTAGATAAAGAAGTTCATTTTCTATTTTACTTAATTTATGTAATTCTGTTATTTTATCTTTTTTGATTTGTAATATTGTATACTTATCACATAATTCACCAATTGATATTGGAACGGAAATAATCATATAATAATATAATAATATGTATTATTATATTATTATATAATTATTGATTATGACGCAATTTCAAAAAAATATAAATCGTATAGAAAAACTGTTAAAAAACAAAGATTACGAACAAGTTGTTGAAAAATGTATTCATTTATATACATCACAATCAAATGATATAACCTACTTGAATTATATATTAAAAGCTCATAAAGAAACTGTTCTTTATGATAAAAATATATGCTTTAATGCCATAGACGATTTTAAAAAATTACTTATACATACTCCTGACCATTCTATTCAGTCTTGTATTCTCCATAATGAAATTGGAATATATTATATTGAATCAAATGACCCTAAAATGGCTATTAGTCATTTTAAGAAGGCATTAACAGTGAAAAAAGACATACCTGATATTTATAACAATATTGCTGTATGTCATAATGTATTAAAAGAATATGATAAGGCACGAATTAATTTAAAAATTTCATTACAATTACAACCAAACGATAATATTTATCGACGTTTGGGAGAATTAAATTTAATAACGAAACGATATGACCAATCTATAAAAGATTATGAATCCATTTGTAATCCATCTTCTAAAGACATATATAATTTGTCTTTTCCTTACTTGGCCATCAAACAATTCTTATATGGATATAAACTATATGAAAGTCGATTAGCATCAAATGATATATGCTATCAAACAAAAAAATTAATGCGTGTTGATATACCATCTATTCAATATTGGAATGGAACGGATGAGTGTCATAATCTCATTATTATATACGAACAGGGGATTGGTGATAATATACAATATTTTAGATTTATTATTGAACTCGCGAATCGTTTTCCACAACTAAAAATTACATATTTTTGTAAATCACATATATCACATATATTTAATACAGAATTATATGAAAATATTATGATTCTAGATGATTCTAAACCTGTTGATATAGTAATTTATGATAAAAAATTGTATATTATGTCGCTTCCATATATTCTAAAACTCGAAAAAATGGTGCCCAATACGATTAATTATATCAAAGAAGATGTAGATAATAATTCATACTGGAAAACAAAATTGTCTACATTTGACAATAAATTAAAAGTAGGGTTTGTTTATAGTGGTTTATTAATTTCATATATTGATAAAAACGTGCGATTAACCGATTTCAGTGATATATGTAATGATAATCGTTTTCAAACATTTTGTATGCATCAAAACGACAGTACGATATCGTCTGATTTTTCAAATATTGATTTTGCGGATAAAATAATACGTTATGATAATTTTGATACAACTAAACCATTTTTTGATACAATATCGTTATTGCACAATATAGATATTCTTATTACAATAGATACATCAATTGCTCATCTCGCGGGTGTCATGGGAATAAAAACATTATTGCTTATTGGATATACCAGTGATTGGCGATGGTTTGATACCGATGATAAAGTATGGTATGAGTCTGTTCAAATTATAAGAATGATCCAACAAAAGCCACTTGCCGAATTGTTACCACAGATTAAAAATATTTTAATTATGGAATATGAAAATAAATATTCTAGATAATTCAAGGATGTGTAAAGGTTAAATATACGCAAATATTGTGTGATTTCGGTATTAAATAACTTATAATACAAATTACAAAATTACAATGTGATTTGTATTATACTTTTTATTTGATTTTTGTTTATGTGTTTATGTGTTTACACATAAATTGTCTAATTGCTGTAAGCGAGACCACCCATACCACTCATGATACGAAGAACGTTGTAGTTGGTAGCATAAACGCGAACTTTGCAAGAACGAACACTGCCGGAAGCGGTGCGAACGGCGCGGGGAGTCAAAGAAAGTTGAAGAGTAGCGTTGTCGATACGAGACATGTTGCAGGTGCCGGAAGGTTGGTGTTCTTCGGGTTTAAGACCGAAGGAATAAACGTTGACACCGGTAGCGGGGCAGTTGGTGTGGTGTTGGTAAGGTTGAACCAAGTTGAAGTAGCGACCATCACGTTCAGAGAATCTGTCGTGGCCGTTGAGTTGGAGTTTGGCAGAAGCAACGGGGTTTACACCACGGTCAAGAACGGCATTGACGGAAGCAAGACCGAGTTGAACACCAGTGCCGAGAGCAGCATTGAATAAATTCACATTGGTAGCATCTTCAAGACCAGTTCCAGACATGACATTTTGGAAGCCAGTTCCTTGTTGAGCAACAGTGACACCAGAAGCAGTTCCGACGACATTTTGAGCCACAGCACCAGAAGAAAGAAGGTCAGAACCAGACACACCTTGAAGAGGATCAGATGGGGTGCCACTGAGGGGGGTAAGATCGATGGCGTCAGTGTAGTTGAACCATTGTTGCCCACCGAAAGATTGGGTTCCTTGTAAATCAACATTGCTGTCAGGTTGAACAACCCAAATGAGTTCTTTGACGG